TTTATCGCTAGCTATTTGACTAGGAAATGAACTTTTTAATACTGCTTCAGCCATGTTATTTTAGTATCTGTGAACGCGCTCCCCTATTATTAAATTTGGCTATTTTAATATTCAAAGGTTGCTTTTCAAATTTTTGTTTTGGATGGTACAAATGTCTATTGCAAGCCATAATGGCTAACCCAGAGCTAATCGCAGCATCAAATTTTGTTCTTTTATTTATATCAAATCTAGCCCAGTCGTTGAGCGTCTTATTAAAATATATATTACCAGCACCTTGCTCGTTTAATCCTACATGCTTGTCTATATATGTTTCGATAGCGGCTGCATGCGCCTGCTTAATATCCTCTGATGTATTAGGTATTCCACCTATTTCTTTTTCGGTAACAGATAATTTATTATATATTTTATCAGGTCTATTCATTGAGAACCCTCTGTAACCTCTTCTTTTTAAATGATATAGTAATCGTGGTTTGTTATTCTCTGCGAGTATAGGCATACCGTAATATACTAAAGCCATAAGTACTTCTTCAAAGAATATTTCAGCTGTTTGTGGTCTTGCTATATATTCCAAAAAGAATGTATTTGGTGGAGCATCTTCCATTGAAAAATTAGTAAGTCCGTGCAAAGCACCGTTCGAACCAATTCCATCAGTTGTACCTGATATATCGTAAGAGTCACAACCGAACGCTCCCATATGTTCATTACCTGGGTAACGCACTCCATTCTTTATGATTACATTGTTTTCAATGTTTTTAGGAGGTGTCCAAGAAATAAGAAATCTACCGTTTTTATTTGGTGTAAATCTTACCTTCGAATCTTTGATTCCATTCTCCCAAGAAAAAGAACCTTTAGTTATAAATCCGGATCTTTCCATCCCGTCATTATAATCTATTTGCTCGTATATTTTTGTTAGATTAAATATACTATTTTTAGCTTCATCTCTAAATGCGTGTTCCTCTGTTCTTGGAAACTGTCTATAGTATTCGTTTAATCCGTCGTTGTCGTGTTTTAATCCTTCTACTTCATTTTCCCAAAACTCTATAACACCTGTGTCAATTTCGTATCCATCATTTCCAAATACGGGTTGTTGCGGCGTATCAAAGACAGGGTGTCCATGAGAATCAATGTATCCTTCGTAATTCCATTCCATAGGTATGAACAAGCTATATAATCCTGAGCTAGTTTGTCCATTGCGATTTCTCTTCGTAACGTCTGAGTCATAATATAGTTTTTTAAAGTTCTCTCCTCCTTTATCCAAAGAGTTAGAAGTTGAACCCATCATACATTTGCCTATGATTCTTCTACCTAATCTTAGCGTTGTTTTTGTAACACGCCAGTTGTTTAATATGTTATCAGGCTTATCCCACTTGCCGGATTCATCATGAACTAATAATCTTAGTTTTTCACCGTCATAGGAGTTATCGCCTGTATTTTTCCAGTCTATAGTTGTATCAAGACCTTCTAGTATTTGTCTTTCACTTGTTTCCGTAATGGTCTTCCTGGTGAGCTTTGACGCCGGTACCCTGTACGCGAGCTCTGTTTTTGGCCTGTCCATTCCGTCCTGGATCGGTTTGAAAAAGAACGGGTAGTTTGTAGAGATTGGTACCACTTTGTCGGTGAACATTTTCTTAGCATCAGCTCCTGATTTGGACAGTATCCCAAACCGTGCATCCGAAGTAATTGTTGCCTGAGCCACGGTCTCGCCCGAAGACATGAAACTAAAGCCAGATCGTCTGTTCTTAAGATAGCACATTCCATAAGACCTGTCGTCCGCTTTACACGCTTCCCAGAAGATATAGAAAATTCTATTGGCTTCGCGGAAGTCTGGCTTCCCAACGTCAATTTTGCTCCACTGCAGGTACATATAATGGGAACCAGTAATATAAGTAGGTGTGCCTTTGTTATTAAACCAAAACCCTTGTTCCCGCCTAATAAACTCTTCATCAATATAAGCATACCATTTATTTTTAAATTGTTCTGGTCTTGACTCCCAGTCAAAAACAGTTTTTATTTGATTTAATTCTTTAGGATATTCAGCGGCTTCCCATCTGCCTGTTGCTTTTGATAAATCTTTTGGCGCAGGAGGTAATGCTATACATAGCCCTTGCACCTCTATTATCTCCCCTATAGTTCCGTCTTTGCTTATTACAACTACGTCATGCTCTTTATTGTAGCCGTATTCCCATTTCTTATATCTATTAGTTCTCTTAATGATATTAGCTTTAACAGGGGTTACGGTTTTAATTAAATTTTGCTCGTACATTACTTAGATCTTCTTTCAGCAAACCCACTAAAATTTTCTTTTTCTTTAACAGGCTTATCCTCCATTATGTTCTTTTCGTTCTCAATACGAGTTAGTATTTCGAAAGCATCGAATATTGCTAGCTTTTTAGTTGCTGCCGCATTCTTTAATCTATCAGCAGCAATCTCATCATCTGGATCGTTTGTAATGATCTCCTCCTCGGCTACCCGGATCAGTTCCTTTACAGCTCTATAGCCAGCTCGGATTATATTCGACTTCAGTTCCTTTTCGTTCATATTTAATTGCAATTGAATTTAATGGTACTCTATATAACTTTTCATTGTCAATAACGAACTCATACTCGCTATTTGGCGTAAAGCCTACTATATCATTATCTTTTAGGTTTAATGCTCTTAAATCGCTCCCTAGGTGCTTTAAAACACCTGTAAGAGGTCTTTCTTTCTTATCTGAGAACATAAAATCATTTGATATTGGTTTTACAAAGCAAAATCCTAATGGAGCTTGCCACTTGTTATTTCTTTTATACAAAAATATTTGATCGCTAAAACAAAAGTATCTATCTTCTTTAAAATAGTTGCGGCTGTTTTTTCCCTTGCCTCGCACATCATAAAATCTTCTAAATACATTATGATGTACTATAACTATATCGCCTTTTTTAAATTCGCTATTTTTGTTCTTGGGCTCTTCTATTATTCGACCAAGTCTATTAACAAACTTGTGATCTTCTACTGATGTATTTAAAATTAAATTTGATTCGCCTACTTTTTTATTATTTGCATACCTGCCTTCTATAGGTTCTACAATATAGGCATGAAGGTGTTTCATTAATATTCTAAATTAAATTCTATAGCTATTGCCATGTTTTTATTAAAATGCTTCCAAGGTAATATTTCATCATTCTTACTGATAAAAATTTGATACTCACCTTCTGTTTCAATTATCTCTGTTATAGTGTGTCCACCAAAAACTTCTTGGCCAACACTGTAGTGCATCGCGTCATTTTTATAATCACGCCCAATGCTAATCTTCCGTATTAGATTCATCTTTATTAGATTCGTTTAAAATGTCTAGTATAGCTTTTACCCTTGCTAGTTCTTTGATTGGTAATTCATTTAAAATTGCAGTAATTCGCTGCGCTTGATTTTGATTTAATATAATATTCATAGTTTAGTATTTAAGTTATAATTTATTATTACATATAATGTTATATTATTAGTTTATGCTATTGCTAGATATATGTATGTTCCTCCACTCGCATTTATTGAACTACCAACTGCTGAAGTACTCATACTAAATCCAGTATCTGAAAAGCTAATTGCTGTTGCAGTACCTCCATCTGCTTCTATGTCAGAAACATTAGCCCATAATATTTTAGAGTATGGGTCAGTAGTGTCCCTCTTTGAGTCAATAATTACCCAGTAATTACTAACATCTGTCCTTTTTATCATAACCCAACTTGGTCTAAATCCTGTAGTAACAGTTTTACCTGAGCTACCTCCTCCAGTATAACTACCCACCTTCTGGTAACCTGCAACAGAATGGAAGCAGTAGGCGATCATTTGTTGAGTTCCGCTCAAGTTATTTATTACATCAGAGCTGGATCCAAAATTAATTACCGAAGAATCAGGCACACTCCATGGTAAGTCACTCTTTGTAGCGGCACCAAACCCAGCTGTAGCATCCCAAAAATAATCAAGACTACCATCAATAACGGTAGTTGCTATAAGCCAATCCTGAGTTGTGTTTGTAGACTTAAAAATAATAAGCTCTGGAGCCGAACTTAGCCCATGCCCTATAGTCATAGCGGAACCACTTCCCGTGTATTTCACAATACTAAAACCAGCATCTTGATTAGCACTAACTTGACTTGTTATATTTCCGTCTGTATTGTTTACTGCATTTCCTCCGCCTTTCCAACACCAAGCAACGTAGGTTCCCGCTGAATTATTCCATGAACCACCGCCCCCGGTCAATTCAAACCCATTACCTTCAAAGCTATCAAATGAGGCATTTGAAGCCTGAGCGTTTGCTGAAGACGGCATTAAATAATTATTTTCACCCCTCACAGAGTCTTGTATCACTGCTGCATTTGTT